GGACAGCAAGCAGCGGAACCCGCAGACGTCGCAGAAACCGTGTGCGCGAGCGCCAACAGCAAAGCGTGACATCAGCGCAACCCCCCGGGGATCAGCCGCAGCGACGACTTGTCGCGGTCTTCGTCCATGGCCACCTGCATCGCCTCGTCGTACTGCGCCTTGAGCACCTGCAGCCGCTCCAGGCCGCCGGGGACCTTGAGCGCGAGGTAGTAAGCCAGCCCGGCGACCAGCGCGGGCAGGAAGCGGAAGGGGACGTCCTGGTTGTTGGTGCCCCCACCGGCGTCTTGGATACGCCGTAAGCGCCAGTACACCAGGGTGTAACTTGATCCGTCTGCTGGCACAGGCCACACCGTTACCTGGGGCACCGCAGCCCGCAACACTGTGTACTGCAAAGGGCGCCCGGGGGCGTTTTTCTTCGGGATACCCGCGTAGATCGACATCGACACACGCGTCATGGCGATGTCGTTTTGCGCCAGCCCCGTACCAGTGCGGATGACGACGTCCATGAGGTCAACAGTGTCCTCCGGCAGATCATACGTCGCCGTGCCGGGCACGAGCGGTACGGACAGCTGCTCGAACGTCCACATGTTCAGCCCGCGGTTGGCCCAGTCGGCCAGCATGAGGTTCAGGCTACGGCGCGCGGTGGCAAAGTCGTACCCGGATCGCACCTCATACCCGCAGCGCTCCCCCGCCTCCTCGACGATTTCTTGCAAGTCGAGGTTGAACGCGGCAGTTCCGGCTGTAGCCATGGGTTACTTTTTCTTGGCTGGAGGCTTCTTGCCAAACGGTGGGGCCAGCTTGCCCGCGGGCTTTTTGTCGGCCGGCTGCTTGCCTTTGGTTGAAGGTTTGCCTTTTGCCATGAAGGCCGGGAGTTCTTTTTTCACAGTTTTCCTTCCTGCTCACTGCAGCGCATATTTTACGGTATTCAGTCCTTGAGCGCGATGAACTTTGCTACCGTCAACTGCTTCGGCAGCATACTGTGCAGTGCCTGCAGCTGCGCGGCCTGCGCAGGCGTGAGGCCGGCCACCGCGCCGCCCGTGGCCACGGCTTGGGCCTGCACCGGCACCGTGAACGTCCACAAGCATGTGGCCTCGTGACCGACAGTGTGCCAGAGGGTCGTTGGCGGCCCCTTGTACATGGCGAGCTGCATGATCACTTCTCCTTGACACGGACACTGTTTGCGTTGGTTTGCGGCCGCCGAAACACTACGCGTACGAGTATGTTGTGCGATCTGACCACACGTGTGTGTAGCCCGACTCGCCATTTGCGTACTGGAGCGTCAACCCCCCGCTTGTCGGGCTGACGAGCTTTCGTATTCTCCACACGGGCGCGGTGGCCGCCGCACCGGCGGCGGCTTGCCCGATATACGTCGTGTCGCCCTGCTCGTCAACAAGCGTTACGAACCCACCAGGATGCGTAGGTGCGTAGCTGCTGACCCCAGACATCACACACCCAGCTTTGCGCGCAGTTCTGCCAAAGCAGCCTCATGCTTCTTGCGCTGCTGCTCCACAGCGAGAAGCTCTTGTTTAGCGGCTTCCAACTGCGCGCTAATGGCTTTTTTCGCGCTGTCCGCTGCGGCAGCAGCTTCGGCTTTTGTAAGCCGAAGCTGCTCTTGTGCGGTGGCCGTCTGCTTCTGGAGGTCTGCGAGGCGAGCCCGACTCTGTTCTGTCGCTGCATCCAGCTTCCGCTGGTGTGCTTGCTGCTCCACCGCATGCGCAGCAGCGGTCTCTTGCAGCTGCGCAACGACCTCGTCACGTTGCTTCTGCAATGCAAGCAGCGCAGCGTTCGCGACCTCAATCGCGCGCTCTTGTTCGGCCTGCTTTTTCTGCAGTTCGCTTTCCAGGATGCGCAGTCCGCGCTCCAAGTCTTCGCGGCGCGCGTCGAGATCAATAAAAACAGGTATCGCCGCAACGAGCGGCTCCAGGATGCCCTGCAGTTTCCGCAATGCGGCTACGTCAATACTCATAGCGACTCCTCAGGGTGCCCCTGCTTGCAAAACGGTCATCGTTGCCGACCCGCTCGTGTGCGCAGACACTCGCAGCCGTACGGCAATGACCGGGAAAGCGTAGTTTCCGTCCAGCGAAGCCGTCTTGGCCGCCAAGCCGGAGTTAGCAAACCACGCCGCGGTGTCAGCATCGAACGACTTGGAAAAGACGTCGTCGAAAGTGTGCTCCACGGTGTACGTCAACACTGCACCTGGAGACAGCACCACGCCGATACCTACGTTGAACGGCCCGCGGTAGTGGTCCAGCGGTATCGGAGCGCTGGCCGCAGCAGAAGCCACTGTAACGCGTGAGGGCTGCATACGGCTACCCCTTACGCAGTCGGTTCAGCGGCCGGTGCTTCCGGTGCTTCCGGTGCTTCCGGTGCTTCCGGTGCTTCCGGTGCTTCCGGTGCTTCCGGTGCTTCAGGTGCTTCCGGCACGTCACCCACGACAACGCCGCGCGCGGCCAGCTCTTCAGCGGAAGGGGGGGTCATCTTGAACATGGTCAGTCCTTAGACGGTGGAGATGGTGGCCAGCGTATCGACGCGCAGCCAGTTGGTGCCGTTCGAAAACGCGATCACAGGCGCGCCAGCGGCGCCGTTGCTGACGTAGATCATGACGCGTGGGTTGGCTGCGGCCGAAGGGGCGTTGGCGACAGTGAACGTCGGCAGCTGCACAGCGCCTTCAAAACCGCCGGCAGATGCGACGGGGCCCGAGAAATTGGAACGACCCATGGTGAGTACCTCATGCGTTGCGGTGTGTGGTCTGCATGACGTCTGCCGGGCCAGTCCACACACCAGGATGATCCCGGTGACAACGAATTGTGGCACACCAAAAACAAAAAAGCCACCCGAAGGTGGCTTCTCTGCGGCTGGGATCCCCCGGCCCTTATGCGCCCTGGCTGCCCCAGACGCCCAGCGGATCCGACCAGCCGAAGCTGTAGCGTTCGCGAGCCTTGTAGCGGGTGTTGCCGGTGTCGAAGTCGGTGTCGGAACCGGTCTTCATCTTCACACGCTCGAAGTGCTTCAGGCCGTTGGGCACGTCCGTCAGCATGAACCACGCATCGGGGTCGGTCAGGTAGTGGTTGACCGCGTAGCCGCCCGGGATGGCGTTCATCGACTTCAGCGCGTTGATGTCGTTGTCCGACGTTTCGACGCGACCCGAGGTCTTCAGCAGGCGTTCAGCGACGAACTGCAGGGCCGTCGGGATGATCAGCTTCTTGGGCTGAGCAGCGATCAGCAGGCCACGCTCATCCACCCACGCCGCGATCTGGATCACAGCGTTTTCCAGAGCGGTTTCGTTCATGTCCACCGCGACGGAAGGCACGTTGCTGTTCACGCCGCCGCCCACCAGGGGGTGGTTGGCCGAGAACAGCGCTTGACCGTCACCGCCGGGGAAGGCGCTGTTGAAGCCGTTGTTCAGCACAGCCGCGGCCTTGACCTGCTTGGTGTGGGCCATGGCGCGGGCCAGGGCCTTGGTGTAGCGAGCCGACAGCGACGCGTACAGGTTGTCTTCCATCGCCTCTTCGGTGATGGAGAAGCCCAGCACGATGGTCTCGTGGGTGTACCGCGAGGTGTAGGCTTCCTGTGCGTTGTCGTAGGCCATCGCGTCGCCTTCGGTCTTCACCGGGGCGGCACCGAAGCCGGACAGCTTGGTCTCTTCTTCGAAAGAGCGCTCGGACGACTCGACGTCGTAGATCTGCGTGTGCTCGGGAGCGTAGCGCTTGTATTCCAGGCCGAACAGGGCGTTCAGGCCGGGAATCAGCTGCTTGAGCATGTCTGCACGAGAGATTGCCATGATGTGGTCTCCTCAGACGCCAGTGGCGAAGTTGTACGAGTGGGCCGCACCATTGAACTTCACCAGAAGCTCAGGGAACGGGTCGAGTTCGGTGCCCGGGACCACGCCGACGATGCGCACCGCCAGCGTACCGGTGGCAGCCAGGGAGCCGCCGTTGGTGCCGACAACCACGTTCACGGTGGAGTTGCCAGTCGCGGCGTTACCGCCGAAGTTGCCCAGGGCGGCGTTCTTGCCGATGGCACCGTTGGCACCGTTGGTCAGCGAGCCGAAAGCCGCCGAGCCTTGCACCTGGAAGACCGTGTTGGGGTCGTCGACCACCTGCACGAACACATCGGTGTAACCGGCGTTGATGGCGTTGGCCGGCAGCGAGCGGGCCCACATCGACTGCTTGGTCACCGGGTTGACGAAGCGCACGCCGGAGCAGACGCCGACAACGCCGGCCGTGGTGCCCGCGGTGATGGTTGCAGCCAGCGACTGGGGGTTGCCAGCCGAGGTCAGCTGGATGATGTCGCCGGTGTAGATGGCTGCCGTGTTGTTGGTCGACAGCTTGATCTCGCGAACCGCATCGTTGTGAGGCGTCCCGCCGAGCTTTTTGACCGCTCGCAGGCCGTAGGGAGAGGCAGTTTGTGCCATTTCGATCTCCTATCAGGAACCGTTACCGAATCCAGAGCGACTGACGCTGGTCCGACGTTTGTTGAACTTCGGCATGCGGCTGTCGTTCTGGGCCATGAAGTTGTTGTCCACTGACTCCATCTGGCGTTGCGCCTGATTGTTGTAGTACTCGGCACGGGCCTGCACCATTTCAACCGGGATCTTCACCAGCATGAGCCCACCGATCTCGACGTTCCCGCTGGTCTGCCCCAACTTCAGCTCGGGGTGGTCTTCGGCTTTCACCGGGACCCAGCCCTCGCGCATCCGCTTGGACATGTTGACGGGGTTCGCCTCACCGAGCACGTGCGTTGCCACCCAGCGGAACGCAAAACCCGGTTCCGGGTCAGGCGTCGGCAGAAGGCTCGGCGGTGCGTAGTTTTCGCGGGTTTGGTTTGTGCGCGACTCGCGGTCGCGAGGGTTACGGCTCTGGCTCATTTCAGTTCTCCTGCAGCGATGAGTTCCTGGGCATACTGCTGCGGCGTGATGCCGAGCTTGTTGCACAGGGCGATTTGACTGGCACTCAGCGTCACACGGCGTTTGGACGTGGTCCGAACGGCCGGAGCGACGGCTGAGCCGCGTTCGCGCTGCTCGGAGCGCTGGTTGCGCTCAGTTTCCGTGGAGCGGTCTCCGGAGTAGAGCTCGGGGAACCGCTTCTTCATGCGAGCATCGACCTGCTCGTAGTACTCGTCAGTGCGGGGGTCATACCCGTTGTTTCGCAGTTCCTGATCCAGGCCCAGCGCGTAGCTGGTGGCCGCCACATGCTCCGGTGCCGTGAACCAGCGGTTGCGCGACATCCAGGCCTGCGTCTTCGGGTGCAGCTGAGGCTGTGCCGGAGCGGACTGTTGTTGTGTGGTTTGTACCACAGTTTCATCGTCAGTGACAACTGGCGGCTTGAAGTTTTTGGCTTCACGGACGGCAAGCTGCGCTGTCAGCAGCTCTTCTTGCGCTTCCGTCACTTTGGCCGTGTCGAACGACTCGTTGGCCTCTGCCAGCTTGCGACGGGCTTCAGCCAGCTTCGCTTCGGCCGCGGCCACGGACATCTCGCCAAACTGCTTGGAGCCTTCTTTGACGAACTGCTTGAGCCGCTGATTCTCGGCCTGCATTGCACGCACCAGCTGCTGCGCAGCCTGATTTTCGCGCTCCAGCGCTTCGCGGCGGCGGCGTTCGTCGTGACGTGCGTGGGTCAGGTCCTTGATGCGGCGCTGAACGCCCTGGCTGTACTGCGCGAGCTCTTCGTCGGTCGGCTCGTCGACATTGCGCTGCAGAGGCTTGGCCGTGCGATCGCGCGGGGGCGTGTCGTCGACGATCTCGACTTCGAGTTCGGGATCGCTGTCGTCGCCGCTGGGGCCGGGCAGCTGCACCTCGTCGTCGGCGCCACTGCCGAAGCTGGCACTGGTGCTGTCGTCAAAATTGTCAAAGTCTTGTTCGGTGGGGGTAGGCATTGCGCTCTCCTTCAAGCGGCTGCGCGGGTGATACCGCGGGGGTCGTCAACAACGGCTTCGACCTGATCGTCGTTCAGGAGCCGGAACTCCTTCCCGTAGATCTTGAACCGCGTACCGCTGTAGGTGCGCACCAGGATGAAGTCGCCTTTCTTGCACCAGGGGCCGTTGGGGAACTTGGTCGTGTCCTTGTAGGCCTCCTCGCCCATGTCGAGCACGAACAGCACCGTGGTGCCCTGCTCTTCATTGCGTCGGACAACATCCGCCTTGACGATGCTGGAGCCCTCAAAGGTCTCCTCCGCCTCGGGGATGATGCACAGCAGCTTGTAGCCAACGGGCTTCGGCAGCTGTTTCCCGCGCTCTTCCGGCGAGGCGTTCTCGTCCGGCTTCTCCGTGGTCTGCACAGGTCGTGGGAGGATCACTCCCGGGGGCAGGATGATGTCACTCATCGTCTTCCTCTTCTTTCTTCAGCACGGCCGTGATGGAATCCGCTGCGAGGTCGAGGCCGTGAATCTCCCCGCAGAGGTACTTGTACTCGTCCAAGGTGCAGGCGCCACTGAGCACCCGCGTCGCCTTCGACGCCCGTGTTTCGGCCAGTTCGCGCAGCAGCTTCTGACGTGCGTCACTGGCCATCGCCGCTCTCCCCGATGTCGTTCTGGCGGTGTTGCTGCTGCAACTGCGTCAGCAGCTGCACGGCCATCTCGCGGTCCTTCAGTAGGATTTGTTGGTCCTGGGCCCGGCCCATCATGCCGACGTGCACCGCCCGTGTTTGGATCTCCTGCTCGCGCAGTTCCCCGTCGACAACCTGCTTCTGCTCCTGCAGCCGCAGCTTGTCGGCTTTCTCGGCGATGTTCGCGGCCAACTCGCGCTCCAGCAGACGCACCTTGTCGGCGTCGCCCGCGATCTTGGCATCGGCGAGCTTCTCCTTGATGGCCGTCTCGCGATCCTTGCGATCCTGCTCGCGCATCTGCAGCTGCAACACAGGGTCCTGGGCCTTCTGCGCGGCTTCCATCTGGGCCGCTTCCTGCACATGTTGCTCCTGCACGCGCTGGCCGGCACGCGCCATGAGCCCGGACAGCGCCACCTCGATCTCCGGCGGCAGTGGCTCGTCGATAGGCGGCAGCGTGACCCCCAGCTGCTGCTCGATCTGCTGGCGGTACGCCCAGGCCATGTGCTCGGCGATGTGGGCCATGGCCGCAGCCATCATCGTCTGCGCCTGGGGGTTCTGCCCCAGGGTCTGCATCATGATCGGATCCTGCAGCGCGGCCTGATGCACCGCGATGTGCGATGCGTGATCCTGGTGCCCAAAAGCCTTGATCGGCTCCCCCATCAGCACGCGCATGTTCTCCGTCACCGGGTCCATCGGCGTCAGGTCATCTTCCATCGGGACGAGCTTGTCCGCGTCCTTGATGCCGAGCACCTCCAGCATGTTGCGGTGGAGCAACGGCAGGTTGTAGATCTGCGGCGCCGTCTGCGAGAGCTGGACAACGGCTTGATACTGCACCAGCCGCTGGGTCATCGTGGCTGCGCTCGGGTCGCTCACCGGGATGACGTCGACCATTGCGTAGTCCGCCGCACGGTCTGCCGCCGCGCCGTCGTTGGGCTCGTAGTCGTACGGCTGGTCGTAGTCGAACCGCTGCACCAGCGATTTCAGGATCCGCAGCTCCTCCTTGAGGCTGGCGTGGGTGCGTGCCTGGACGGCAGACATGACCTTGAGCTGCCGCTCCAGTAACGCCAGCGTAGTACCCACCGGCGCCTGGGCGGACATGTCTGAGACCTTCAGGTCCGCCATGCCGGGCAGGCGCCGGCCGTCTTCGATGATCTTGTCCAGCAGATTGGACAGCACCACGCTGGGCTCTTTGTACGGCAGCGGCAGGATGTTGTCGCGAATGCTGCCACCGCCGACATCCACGTCGCGGAACTCACCCGGCTTGATCGGTTCGTCGTCGTTCTTGACGCGCATTCCGCGGGCTTTGAGGCCGCCCGGCAGATTCGACAGCGTGCCGGCGTCGATCAGTTGGCGCAGCAGGCTTGTCCCCGCCTTGGCGTAGCCGCCGATCAAGTGGAACAGCCCCAGGCCGTACGGACCAAACCCAGGGATGTAGTTGTACTGCACAAAGTGCTGTTCGCGCACGTTCAGCAACCCGTCCTGGCGCCAGTTGCGGCGCACGGCGAGCAGCATGTCGTTGTCCTGGAGCACCGTGACGACGTACTGCGCCGGCAGGCCGCTCGGGTTCAGCGGATCGTTGATGTCGACGCTGATCAGCGCCTCGTAGACCGTGTAGCGGTCGTCGTTGATGTCGTCCTGACCGACCTGCTTGTCTTTGGCCTGCTGAATCTCGCGCGACTGCCGCATCGGCTCACCGATGTCGCCGGCCATGTAGAAGCCCTGCGCCTGCAGCGACTGAATGTAGTGCTTGTCGGGCCGCATCACGTGGATCACTCGAGGGGAGTTGCGCGCATTGGTCGAACCGTACGGCAGCAGCACATCTTCAGCGGCCACAAACTTGGACACGGGTCGCTTGAGCGTCTCGTCCCGGTACACCTTCTTGAACGCGCAGCCGCTGCCCGGCAGGTTGAACAGCAGCATTTCGTGCTCGTCCCGGAACTCCTCCATCTTTTCGGTGACGAGGTAGTTCATGTCCGCGCGCACGCGCAGCGCCGCCTGCATCTTCTCGCGGGTTTCCTTGCCCAACACCTTGGTGAGCACCGGCCCGCTGGCCGGGAACGTCTCCATCACCGTTTCGGACTGGAAACGGATCACCGCTTCGAGGATCATGGGGTGCGTGACGCCGCAGGCCCCCGGCCACGGCTCGTTGCGCTGCTCGTACTTGAGCCCCAGCAGCTCCATGCCGTCTTTGAGCGTACGCTCCCAATCCTCACGGGAGCGATAGTCATCCTCGGCGAAGTCCTGCACCATCTGGACAAGCTCGCTGCGCTCTGCGTCGGTCAACGAGGCCGCCAAGTTCTGGTAGAACCCCTCGCCGCTCTCGGCCTCCAACGGCTCCGGACCCTCCAGGTCCAGCGTCAGGCTGCCGTCCTCGTTGAGATCACCGGTGATCAGGTCGACTTCCACGCTGTCGCCCGGGTCGGCCACCACTTCCACCTCGATGTCTTCGACCGCCAGGGGCTTGTCGATGCTGTTGATCGCCATGTCAAATCCTCAGTAGTACGCCCGGCGGCGCGGAATGCCCGGATTATCGTCTTCGCGCCTGTCGTCGGACAAGCGAATGAACCCGCCGCGACGATAGCGGCTGATGGCCATCTCGACGCAGTCGACCGGGTCGTCGAACTCGCCGTTCGGAAAAGCAGCGCACAGCTCGATGATCTCGCGCGCCCAGCGCGTGTCTGGCGCCCAGACGCACCCGTCACGGAACACGGCCGAGATCGCGTTGACGCGCGCGTACTTGTCGTTGCTCTGCATGCGCGTGCCACGGGACGGGCTGATCGCCGTCACGGCGATGTCCATCGTGCGCAGCTCCTGGATCAGCGGGGCGCCGGCCGCCTTCTTCTCGATGATCAGCTCTTCCGGCTCCCAGTATTCGTACTCGTCTTTGGCCTTGCGCTTGAGCTCGGGGAACTCCATGCGCCGGTGGAAACCGTTGAGGAGGATGATCTCGTTGCGCTCGGTCTCCTCGTTGAACCAGATTCCCCATGTCTGGCAGGCGCTGTAATCGTTCTTCTTCTTGGTCTCGTGCGCCGTGTCCCAGACCTGCAGCACGAAGTCCACCGGTGGCGGCGGCTTGTCCGCCGGCCAGATCCGCCAGTCCTCGCGCTTGATCAGCGCACCTTCCTCGGCTGTCGGCTCCTGCATGTACTGGGCCTGCCAGAACTGCGGCAGCATGCCGGCTTTCTTGGCCAGCAACTGCTCCAGGGGCCACTGCTCCGGCCACAGGCTCTTGCCGTTGAGGATGGCCGGGAAGCGAACTTCGTGCCAGGGTAGCGACTGGGGGTTCTCGGCGGCCCACTGCAGGGCCCGGCCGATGGGGTCGCGCTTGCCCCATCGTGTGTTGTGGCTCACCACGCCGTTGGCAATGAAGTTCTCGGTGCGAGCCACTTCGATGTCGTAGACGGGCTCGCAGCCGTCCGCGACGATCTCAACTATCGGATCTGGCGTGCATTCGTATGTACTCAATGGCGCTGCGCAGTACGTCCTCGGTGCGAGCGTACCCGATGGCGAGGTTGCAGTGGTTGCACAGCAAACCCCTGACTCGGTCGGAGCCGTGGCAGTGGTCGACGTAGAGCTTTGGCGACTGTCCTGCGCGGGAGTTTTTCGCTGTTGGGGGCTGCTGGCAGATGGCACAAACGCCCCCTTGCGCGGCAAGCATACGGTCGTAGTCCGCGCCAGAAATGCCGTAACGGTGCCGCAGATGCCCTTCGCGCTTTTGCTCAGCCGTTGGCCGACGCTTGCCAGCAGCCCAGTACTGTTTGCAGTAGCAGGAGTGACATAGCCCTTTTGCAGAGACCGGCTGGCCGCAACCGTCTGTTGCGCATTCCGCGCCCTTCCACTTGCCCCAATGTCCGTTGCCTCGCTGGGTTCCGACCTTGCCGTCTGCCCGTAGCTTGCGTTTGTAGCAAGCGCTGCACAACCCCTTGGCTTTGTGCGGCCGCCCGCATCCGGCTGTGGAACAGCCTGCACCATGCAGTCCCCGACCTTCAGACTCCGTACTCGTACCCATTCGCGGCTCCCGTTGCGATCCACGAGAAACGGATGCCTCTCATTCGCACGGACAATCTTACCCGAACTTGTCTTTATTTTGTAAACATTATCAGGACGATGCTCAATCCAGTTCGTGACTTCGGACTCGGCCAGTCTGCCCTCTTCGTAGGTGGCAATCTTGTCGCCCGGGCGGATGTGCTGGATCTCTTTCTCGGTGCCGTCCCCCAGTAGCACCCGTGTCTCCGCTGTCAAGCACCCAATCATGATGATCCGCCCGCCCGGCATCAGACGTTGCAGCGGGCCCACCTGCATGTACTGCCATGCCTGCTCGAAGGCCGTCTCCGGGTTGCCGTACAGCACCGCCTGCTCGGAGACCAAGTCGTCCGCGATCAGCAGGTCCGCGCCCTTGCCGGCCGCCGAGCCGCCGACGCCCAGGGCGAGGTACACGCCCTTCTGCACCGTTGTCCAGTTGCCCGAGGCTGACTTGTCCTTGGACACCTGCACAGACCCCTCGAAGATCGCCTGATACTCCGGCGTGTCGATCAGGTCGCGCACCTTGCGGCCGAAGCCGGCCGACAGCTCCTCGGTGTGGGTGATCATCATCACCTGATGCGACGGGTTCCGCCCCAGATACCACGCCACGTAGAGGAACGCGATCGACTCTGAGTTATGTGTCGGGATGTACCCCCGCGTGCAAAGAAATAGATGGCTCGGGTGCGCTACCTCGATACAGACGGTGTCTGCTACCCCCGCCGCCTCGGCGCGGATGTAGCGTTCTGGTGTTCTTGCTGCCTGCCTACACCGCTCTGCCTTGCGCGGAATACTGGCTGCCCTATCCATGAAAAAGTGCACTTTCCAGCATAGCCCGAACTGCTGCCTGTTGAGCGTTGCCGGACCGCTAGCCAACGACGCCTTTGTGCCCAGCGACTGCACCAACTCCTGCACTTGGCGAGCAAGCATCTCATTGGTGCTGTAGAAACTGCAGCAGCCTTTCTTGGCGACAGCCCCATCCGTATCCATCAGCCCCTGGAGCAAAGCGAGTCGCTGCTCAACACTGGCAGTCATATAGGCCTGCGGGATGTGCTTGTTGTTCAGTACCCCTAGGTCGCGTAGCCGCGTCTGCAAGCTACTTTTGTCCCCCCGCTTCCCAATCGGGCCTGGACGCCAATGTCTTGTCTTTCCACTCTTGGCGTACTCCGTGTATTCATCGCCTTCGATCGCGTTGACTTTGTTAAAAATGAAATCGTCGGCCGTGCACAGTGCTGCACTATCCGTGCGACCGTCCCCAAGCCACACCCCCAGAACATACGGGTCTACAGAAAAAGACCGCTCCGGATACTGTGCTGCCCCCTGCAGCGGTATGCGCAAAGCCCGAGCTTCCTTTGTGTGCGCCGTTTTACGGAGCACGTACTCTGTGTCCACCGTCTTCCACTTCGGACGCTTGCGATCTACAACGACGTCCCACTCGTGGGACCTATCTGCCACGACGCTGTACCCATCGTTTGTGGTCACCCGACATACGGGACGATCGCGCCACACGGGGCTGACTCCGATGACCTCAGTGATAGTGCCGTCCACGGCAAAAACTTTATCTCCAACCCGCAAGTCGCCCATGCGAACAAACCCACGGTCTGGCGTTGGTATCTCCGTGTCAAGTGCCAGAGCCTTTCCAAACCGTGGTGGCATGGACACCGTCAGCCGCAGCGCGTGCGGTGGCGGCGTCGCGCCCTCCCAGTCCACACAGGCCATGTCGTGCAGCAGCGGGCGCAGGTGCCGATGGTGCGGCCCCTCCTTGAACCCGGGGTACACCCGGTGGCAGAAGACCAGGAAATCCTCGCGGGCGCGCCGGCGGGCGTTCTTGAGGTCGTAGGCCTCCAGGCGCTCCAGCAGGTCGACCTTCTCCTGCAGCGGCAGCTCAGGGATCCTGGCGATCAACAGCTGGATCTGCGCCGGCGTGAGGTTTTCGAGCGGCTCAGCCATCCGTGTCCTCACCGTGCGAATACAGGTGCCCCATGTGCGCGATGGCGCCGATGACCCGCAGCCGGCTGACGTCGGCTGTGCAAGATGACCACATGCGCGTGGCGTCGTCCGGCTCGATCCCCACGGCAGCAAATGCCACCACCCGGCCGTCGGCCACGGCCTCCCGCAGGTCGTCGAGCACCGCCAGGGCCTTGTGCACCCGGGCATTCCCCGCGGCATCCGAGTGCCGGCCGCAGCTGGGGCACTCCAGGTTGTCCCGCGCCCCCGGCAAGTCTGGTACCACGGCCACCCACCGGTGAGCGCAGTGCACACACCGGGCAGGTGCCGTGACGTGCGGCCGCGCCGCGTCGAGGGCGATGGTGTGACTCACTGATGGGCCGTCGTGAAGGTTGTTGCGTGCTGCGCAGCCGCGATTTCTGCCTGGATGTCGTCCACCGGCGCCTGGGGTAAGGCCGCGGCCGGCACCGGGCTGGCGACCTCAGTGACGAGCGTCGGCGCCAGGAACTTGGCCAGCCGCTCCTTGAGCTGCGCCTCGATCTCCTCCTCGGTCGCGTCGATCTTGCGCACCTCGACCCGCTCGGTGAAGAGTTTGACTTCAGTGACGTTGCCCAGCATCTGCAGCGCCTTGAGCCGGATGCGCGCGTCGGGGTGGGTGGTCTCCTCGAGGATCTTGGCCACCGCGTAGCCGCGCATCTGCTTGGCCTGATCCACGAACTCCCAGTCGTAGGCCGAGAGCATGGCTACCGTCTGCTGCACCGCGTCAGGCACCTTCAGCTGCGCCAGCGCGGCGCGCTGCGCGTCGTCATCCGGGTTGACGGCCAGGGCCGCGAACGCCTCGCGCGCGGCGCGCTGTTGCAACTTGGCGTCGATCTCCTCGTCGCTGGGGACCCCCAGGGCCTCGAGCACATCGGCCGTGGCCTTCTGCGCCTGCAGAACGCGCATCGGGCTGACCGCGTCCGGCGATACCGGTGCTGCCTGGGCTTCAGTCTCGATGACGACAGAGAGCAGAGATTCGAACATGTCAGTTGCGCGTAAGCCGCCGCCGGCGGCGGCCTCGTTTGGTGGCGAGTGTAGCGTGGAAACCATGCTCGTGGTATCTTCGACCTGCGGGTGAACGCTCGCTTCTCCAACTCCCTGGTCAAGGGTTGCCCCGGTGCCACAAGCTCCGGGGCTTTTTTCTTACGTAGGGCTGACGCGGCGCACCGTGCGGTACAGCTCGATCAGCTGGTTGTTGGCCCGGTCCAGCGCGTACTCGTGCAGGTCCCGCTCAGACCGCTCGCGCAGATCCTGCACTTGCTCGAGCCGCATGCACACCTTGTGCGTGGTCTCGTCCTGCATCTTGAGCACGACTTCACACATGCCGGTGCTCGTGTCGGTGTTCGGCCTCTTACTGAGCGCCACTGCCGGGCTTCACTTCCTCGGCCATGCGGCATCCGGCCGGCTTGCTCTCGCAGGTGCCAGGCTGGCAGCCGCAACCCTGCGCCGCCGTCCAGCCCGCCATGAACAGCGCCCACAAGGAGCCTTCGACGTGCTCCGCGTGCTGCGCCCAGCTTTTGGAGTTGGCGTATTCGGGAGTCGTCTTGTGCGCGTTCCAAGCGCGCATCAGCGGGTGGTCTTGAGGGACTTGGGTGCTTGTGCTCATCACTTTCCTTTCGCTCCGGCCACAGAGGCCGAACAGTCGTTTGCAGCCGACGCCAGCCGGCTTCGGTTACTCGGTGCGCCAGCAAACTGCGTGGCTGGCGCGGCTGAAACTAGATGTTATGCGTCGCCGAACTCGCCGCGCAGCATGGCGGCCTCGATTTCCTGCACGTTCACCTGTGCGCCCTCGGCCTTCGCTGTCTGAATGCCGTACCGCTTCAGGTCTTTGTCGAGCATCTGTCCAAGCAAGTGCCGCGCAGTTTTCACCCTGTCGTCTGCCGTGGTCACATGCCACAGCCACCCCCACGCAATCGCTGCCGTGCTCTTGGCGGCATCGAGTTGCACGTCATCGCTTCCTTTGTTGCAAAAGCCAAGCATCCCAAGGTACGCGGCAAGGTCTTGTCGGCGGAACTCTACAACCGCCTCACTCTCGTTCTCGCCTTGCTCCAGCAGGTATTGCCCAAACTGCTTTGCTTCGTCCCACTCTTTTTCACTCAGGCACATGGTCATCTCCAAAGTTACGCATAACACGTCATTCCAGCCGACCGCCTTCGGCGCGGCTGAAACTAAATGAGCACCTGCACACGTCAGATGTCCCGCAGCAGGTACTGCCGGGGACCGTCGGCTGCTTCCGGCACCGGCGCCAGTGACACAACCTGTACCGCCCCGACCGTGCTCATCAGGTGTAGCTGCTCCTTGAGCTGGTAGCCCAGGACCAACCACACCTTCTCCAGCGCCTGCTTGCGGGCGTACTCGCGGCCAAGGTCCGCGCGGAAGTTCTCGGCCGCGACGGGCCCTTCGTTGACGCCGACGGCCGTGAAGCCGTTCTTGAGCGTGAGCACGCAGATGGTGATGCGGGCCAGCGGCCCGGTGGTGTTTTCGTCGTGGATCACGTGCCGGGCGCCGGAGACGCCATGGGCGGCGGTGAAGTACTGCTCGTCGGCGATGGCTGCCTCGACGTCTTCGGGGCGAATGCTGGTGGTGTTCATCGTGCAGCCTTCCGGTTGCGCAACTTGCGGGCGTGGCGCTGGTGCTGGCGAACCGATGCGCTGTAGCGCTTGCCGACCGGTCGGCGCCGGCCGCGGCTGTATCCGCCGCCCCACAGCCCCAGGATGTCCGCCGCGGGACTCACCGCGACGTTCATGCCGGCGGCGCCGAGCATGGCGGCCAAGGCGGCTGCGTTGGCCAAGGATTTTCCGAGTGTTCGTTGCATGGCTTCTCCAGGTTGTTGGTGGGCGCTCCGCACAGAGCCCTGAAACAGGTAGGAACACATGACTCGCTTCTGCCGTCAGGGCCACGGCGGCGCGCGGTGCCAGTGTAGCGGGTGAGCGGGGCGCAGTCCACTGTTTGACAACAATCCTGGGAACGTGGCGGCGCCGGGGGTGGGGGTCTTTGACAGCCGTTTGACAAAGTGTTCGCCGTTCGTGCGGATCAGTGTTACTACGCGTCGCCGCCACGTCACCAAATAACGGTCCCCCACCCCACCGTACCCCAAGCCACCCCCCACCGCGCCGCAGCCATGTGACGGTGTTATTGCCGGTATGCTATAATATAGTCACTCGGTTGGATAGGCTGACCGGGGCAATACCGTGAGCGACGCTCACACATTCTGGAGAAATCACCATGGCTAACACCACCACTTCCACCGTCATCGCCGCTCTCAAGGCCGCCGCATCCTTCCAAGAGCGCGTCGCCGATGTGCGTGCCACGCTCGACAAGGCCACGCTCACGGACAAGGTCGCGCTGGCCGACGCGCTGCGCCCCGGCGTTGCGAAGTTCTACGGCATCGAGCTGGAGATCAAGAGCACGGGCCGCGCCGTGTTCCCGGCCGACCATCGCAACGCTGAGAGCGCACGCACCGCGCTGTCCAAGCTGGTCCGCGCCGTGATGGGTCAGACGGCCAGCCACAAGGCACCGGCGCCCGTGGTGCGCGTCAAGGCCCAAGAGCGCAGCGCATACGAGGCTTTCCTCGCTGCGTGCGGTGGCGATGTGGCCCGCATGACTGCCGTCATCAAGGCCTGCAAAGCGTGAGTTCGGCTCACACTTTGACTTGACTGCCGTGTGTTTCTGGATGGCGTGGCCGCGTTCGCGCGGTTTCACGCTGTTCGGGACCACGGCGCTACATCACCCTGTCAAACCCGCGGCACAGCCGCAACAACCCGCGGCACAGCCGCAACAACCCGCGGCACAGCCGCAACAACCCGCGGCACAGCCGCAACAACCCGCGGCACAGCCGCAACAACCCGCGGCACAGCCGCAACACCCTGGAGAACAGTATGAGCAAACCCATCACCCACATCTTCACCGTCCCCGTGACCGTGCGCAACCTGATGGCCGACATGTGCGGAGACGAGCAGAACAACCGCCTCCCGCCTTTCTTCGCCATGCGTGCGTCGCTGCTGGCGCTGCGCGCCGACTACGAAGGCCTGCGGAACCTGCACAACGAGCTGTCGCTGGCCGGCTGGTCGCACTTCACGGCCGGTGACTTGGCCGGCGCCGAAACCTTCAAGAACGCCTGCACGTACTGCTGCATGGCACTGCACAACGCCACCATCTGAGGAGCCCACCATGAAAGCCGTCACCTTTTTCTGGGCCACGTACCTGATCACCCTGTGCTCCGCCGTGGGCATCATGCTCGTCGGTCTGGTCATCCGCGACTGGTTCACCGTGGGCGTGGGCGCGCTGCTCTTCGCCGTCAGCGGCGTGTTCGCGCTCTTCGTGTACCACATGTACGAGCGCTACCAGCGCTGGCAGTACACCCGCTGGGACTGACTGAGTGCGCACCCTGCATGGCTGCGTGCAGCCATGTGGAGTGGGTCACTTCCGATCCACGCAACCCCGTGAGCGATGCTCACACTTTCCAAGGAGTTCACCATGTCCACCAAGTACCAACGCCTCGCTGCCGCCCACACCCTGAGCCTGCCCCAGCAGCTGCGCAACACCCGTTCGCCCTGGCGTGCGTTCACCCTCGCAACCCGTCTGGTCGCGGCCCCGATGTCCGGCTCTGCCTTCGGTGCTGGCGTCGAACTGGCCTTCTCGCAGATGTTCGATCCTGCTGCGCGCTTCGTCCCCGTCTACAACAAGCACCCGCGCCGCTCGCACATCGTGCGCACGACTGCTTAATTTTTAAGCAATTACAGCGCCAACCGTTATAGGAAGCCACGACTTTCTAACGGTTGGCGTGCGTTCAACCGCGCTGGAACCCGCATGAATACTGGGTTTGGCGCGTTTCTACTACTACTACTATACCTATAAGATATATAGATATAGATAAAAGAGAATTTACGAACACACCCACTTCTCCGTCCGGCCCCGTTTGCGTTGCTTGCAAAGCGTGTTGAGAAAAGAAAAGTTTTGTGTATGTGTTCGCCATGGGGGTTGTATACCCCCGGCATAAAGGACGAAACCCCTGTGTTTATGCGGCATCCAGCCTGCCATTCGGTTGGCCGTACCTGTTCAGATAGTTGGTAGACCCTGCCCCCATACAGCGCAGAACCGTGTGACAATGCGGCTTCCAGCTTGCCACCCCCTGAAACAACCCTATATAAATCATGAGCACCGAAACTGTGAGCGTGGATCACACTTTCCACGAAGAAGACGTCGTCCCCGTGCGATACGGCCGCGTGTGCACTTCGTGCCAGCGGCTGCTCCCCGTCAAAGCGTTCGAGCACGTGCGCTACCGCACCAAGGCCAAGCCGGGGCTGGCCAACCCCGACGGCACCAAGCTCAAGCAGGTGCAGGAGTGGCGTGAGTGCACCGACTGCACCCGCGCCGCCGGCCGGGAGCGCAAGGTCCCCAAGCCCAGCCAGATGCGCCATGCCGACATCCGGCAGGCACTCGATGAGGGGCGCCTGCATGAGCACCGTGCCTATGGTCCGGGCGGCTTGCTTGAGCGCGCCGACCAGCGCGTGCGGCAGGAGCAGCAGCGGGCCATGCGGGCCTACCAGCGCAAGCTCTGGGCCGACCCCTTCCGCCACGCCATCAACCACGTGGCCACCGAGCTGGTGCGCATCCATGCGTGGCTGCAGTACCTGGGCCGCCAGCCCTACCCCGTGCCGCAACAGCACACGGCCATGGTCATCTTCGGCGAGGCCTACCGCAGCGCACTGCAGGAGCTGCGCGAGTGCCTTCGGCAAGGCGCCTCGGACGAGACCGCCCGGGCCGACCGCTGGTGGGTCAAATACCTGGGAGCCCGCACGTCCGAGCACTACCTGACCAACACGCGTGTGGAGCGCCCGCGCGGGCGCCCACCGGCCACACAACCGCCGGCCATCCGCTGGGCCAGTGTGTGCCTGCCCGACAGCCGCTGGGCCGACTACCTGCCGGCCGGGGAGCTGGACTACCTGCACCGGCTGTACGCCGACATCGACCTCGTGGCCCGCGCGCGGCGCATGCGCGTGGTGCCTCTGCTGCTGGACCCCACACGTCAGCACCCGCTGGCCGACTACGTCCCGCCACACCTGCGCAAGCTCGGCGAGCAGGAGGCCCGTGCGGCTGCGTGGCTGCAGGACCGACAGGACGCAGCACGGGCGCAGCTGCCTGCGCGGGCGGATGCGACCAGTGTCAAGACAGAACTGTGAGCGTCGCTCACACACCGGCGCCGCAGCGGACCTGCGGCACGCAAACGTGAGCAGTGCTCACACAACTGGAGAAGCAAGATGAAGAAATTCACGCAAGAAGAGTTCAACGCCCTGCCTGTTGTCGGTGACCGACGCCAGTGCCCGACAGGTGACTACACCGAAGTCCGCAGCTTCGAAGAAGGGTGCAGCTTCGGAGAAGGGTGCAGCTTCGGCGCACGGTGCAGCTTCGGAGAAGGGTGCAGCTTCGGAGAAGTGTGCAGCTTCGGCGCACGGTGCAGCTTCGGAGAAGTGTGCAGCTTCGGAGAAGGGTGCAGCTTCGGAGAATGGTGCAGCTTCGGAGAATGGTGCAGCTTCGGCGCACGGTGCAGCTTCGGAGAATGGTGCAGCTTCGGCGTACGGTGCAGCTTCGGCGCACGGTGCAGCTTCGGCGCACGGTGCAGCTTCGGAGAAGGGTGCAGCTTCGGAGAATGGTGCAGCTTCGGAGAAGGGTGCAGCTTCGGCGAACGGTGCAGCTTCGGAGAAGTGTGCAGCTTCGGAGAAGTGTGCAGCTTCGGAGAATGGTGCAGCTTCGAAGAAGGGTGCAGCTTTGAAGGCATCTACAAAGCCAAAGACGGCTACCCGCTCATGAGCATTGGCGGGGGCGGGAGCGTTAGCCGAACCACGTACTTCTTCAACACCGCGGATGGCATCATCGTGCGCAGTGGGTGTTTCGTCGGTACGCTGCAGGAGTTCCGCAACAAGGTCCTGCAGGACACCGCAGGTGACAAGTCGCACATCAAGGCGGTGCAGTACCTGGGCATGGCCAACATCGTCGCCGCGACCTGGGCGCCCGAGCAAATCGAACTGTGAGCGTTGCTCACACAACCCCGCCGGCATAACCTGAAGGAGAAGACGATGAACGCACCACTCCCCACCACACTGTGGGTCATGAGCGTACCCGTGATCAGCACGGCGCACCTGCCAGCGCCGAACACGCTGGAGACGTGGCAGGGCACACCGGTGGCACTCACCCCGGACGGCGGCTTCCTGTACATCCCCAACGGGTACGACAACGACTGGTTGGAGCCGATCAAGGACTGGCTGCTTAAGCACGGCTACGACTGGGATTCGACCTCGGTATGGGTTCGGTTCGACAGCGACGCCGATGTGATCGAGGGTCTGCCCACGTACCCGTGGGCCACCAACTGACCAACCCCTAGGAGAAGACGATGCGCAAGCAATACACCCTGACCATGGACATCGAGGTCCACGACGTGCCGTCGCTGTATGCAGCGGCCCAGCACCACGCCATCAACAATAACGGGCTCACCTGGGCGGAGGCAGACGAGCTGCTGCGGACCGACGGCGTGCGCATCGACGTGCCGGCGTGCCTGACCATGCTGATCGACCCCGGCCACCTCGTGGGCTGCGAGATCAACGATACCTCGGTCGAGGAGTTTCACCATGACTGACCCCACACGCCACCCCAGTGCGCGGGAACTGCTGGACAAGGTGCGCTCGGCACGCGCGGTGCTGATGCGCCACCCCGAATGGGACCGTCCGACAGGGCACGTTCGCCACGCCTCGGGCGTGTGCGACAGCATCGAGCAAGGGCTGATCCTGCTGGACATCGACATCATCATCCTGCAGCGCCGTCTGGAAGTGGTCGTCGCTGCGCTGGAGCAGATACGCGCCCTGCGTGTCGGCGAGGAGGCGCTGCACGAGCAGCGACTGGCAGGTGAAGCCCTGAACAAGGTCAAGGCCATCTGAGCCCGACCAATGTCGGAACACCGGCGCCGCAGCGGTCCTGCGGCATTTCTGTGAGCGTGGCTCACACCTTCACAACTGGAGAAGCACCATGACCAAAGCCTACACCACCTACACGATCATTCCCGCCTTCATCATGGGCGCGCTGTCCGAATGCGCAGCCGCAGGGCTGGTACCCAGCATCCGGGAGGGCCATGGCGGCAACAGCCACAGCTCCTGGTTCATCAAGTTCACTGTTCGGCAGGAGCGCAAGGGCCACTTCGACAAGCTGCACGACTTCGAGGTCAAGGTCGTCAGCAGCTACAGCCAGCAGTTCCTGGAATTCACGCCCTTCAGCGGCCCTGGCTGCAGGTTCGACGGTTTGTCCACCCTGCGCACCATGAGCGAGTGCATCCGCTGGGCTCTGGCCGATGTGGCTGCGATGGCCTGATGGGCGGAAAACACATGAACTGCATCCTCTGCGGCAAGAAGATCGTGCTCATCCACTCTGCGGAGGAGCGGGCACGCAAGGACGTGACGGGCAAGACCGCGGCCTACTACGCGTCCATTTTCACCCCCCCACGCGGCATGTGTGCTGGAAGAACGCCAGCGCAGTACATCCGAGCTGATGGCCCGCCACCGTGCGGGGACGAAAGGAGAAACAGCATGAAGAAGTTCATCACCACAATCGCCCTGGCCCTGCTGGCCACGACCGCCTGCGCCAGCGACGTCTGGTCCCTGCAACTGCACGGCCTGAGCTGGCACGCAAAGCCGCGGGCTGAGTTCGACAGCACCGGTCGCGAATGGAACGAGCGCAACGTCGGGCTGGGCATTCGCCACACGTTCTCTGACACGTGGAGCGTGCAGGCCGGCGCCTTCCGCAACAGCGTGGACCGCACGACGGTGTACGCCGTGGCCAACTACACACCCGTGCAGTTCGGTGCACTGCGTGTCGGCGGCTTCGCGGGGCTGGGGTCGGGGTATCGCACGCCGCTGCTGGCAGGCGGACTCATCGAGGTGGGCCCCGTTAGCGTGCGCGTCATTCCCCCGATCAAGGGGTTTACGCCGATGACGCTGGGCCTCGAAGTGGGTATCCAGTTCTGAGGCGCGCATGGTGCTGATCCGCGAATACATCCGCGTCTGGCGTGGCTTGCAGCTGCGCTACTACAGGCTTGCGCTGGCCAACCTACAGCGTGTGAACCCGTGCCACGAGGACATCCCGTGGCTTGTCAATCGTATCAACCAGTTGGAGAAGTGATATGAAGAACCCCTACAAGCTCGGCGACGTGGTCCGCGCAAAAACGGACAACGGCCACTACTACAAAGCGGGTGCTGTCGGCACCGTGTGTCAGTGGGATGGCGACGCACCGAAGGAAGATGGCTCCGAGGTCTGGGTGGACTTCAACCACCCAGACAGTCCGTTCCCCGTCTACAAAGACGGCATCTGGAGCGCCGGTGTTGACCAGCTGGAGTCGGTGGCGTCGAAGTTCACGGTGATCCTGTTGCGCCCGGACTACCTGACTGGCAACTACGGACAGGACACCTACATGACCACGGTCGACGCAAGGGGCCCCACTGATGCGCTGAAGAAGGCGCGAGAGCGTGTCATCGAAGGCGACAACGGTGACGTGGAGGAGTTCCTCAAAGACAACGCGCTGACGGACTACCACTGCATCGCTGTGATCGCAGGAGACCACAAAGACCTCAACCCGGAGATGTGACATGACCATCGACCACGAGTTCGAGGGGCGTCGCCCCTCGCTGCAGCAGCTCCACGCAGCCATCCGCAAGGCACGCGCACAGGGAGCGGACTACATCGTGCTGCGCTGGGGCGAGAACCAGATCAACCTGGAAGCGACGAGGCACACGCCGTCGGGGTGGTGGGGCCACGGCTGGATTGGCAAACACGGCGGCGACGACATCGCACGCACGTTGAAAAGGAGCAAACATGGCTGAAGTGAACATCAACAAGATCCTGCGCACCAAGGTACGCAACCTCGCGCGTGGCGCGCCGATGGGAGACACCGACTGTGTCGAGGGTTCGCTAAAGAACCTGCGCTGTCAGCGCGTCAACCTTGTCGATGGCGACTACGGCCCCGACGGCACGTACTGGGGGGCCAGCAGCAAGGCCGGGCACGTCTACTGCGCGTTCAACGACGGCCTGGACGATGACGAGTGGGCGCCGGCGTGCGGCGTGCGCATCTACGTGCGGGCGCACACCTACGAGCAGGCCAAGCGCGAAGTGGCCCAGCGCTACCCAGGCGCCACGTTCGCGCGCGGCGGGCGCTGAACCGACCAGTGTCAGTAATCCCGGCGCCGCAGCGGTCCTGCGGCA